TGTCGCTTCGCTTGCCCTGGGCTGTGTGCTCCATTGGGCTTTCAGCCCGCCCTTGCTAAAACCTAAATTTGAGTATTGTTATTCCTTTATTTGTCGGTTGGCTATAATCAAGATGAGAGCCACGGCCAGAAGGGTCAGTGCGACCCACACGCCCCACGTGCGGCCGCGCGTGTGTAGGTCGGTGCTAAGCGTCTTGACGGTTGATTGTAGTTGCGTGTTGGCCGTTTGGAGTCGTTCGGCCTCAGCCTGATAGTATATGCAGAGCCGCTGCAGGCTATCGCAGCCGCCCTCAATGATGATAGAAGCGGGCCGTCCCTTCTCATCGCGCTTTAGGCTCGCCTTCAAGTGGGCGCGCCCACTCGCGGCCGTAAAGCTCGCCCCCTCTGGTAAGGAGAGGAGGGTGGAGTCGAGCCTCAGCTCAAGGCGTGTCGTGTCAGCCCTTATCGGTTGCGTCCAAAGAGCGGTTGTCGTCCGTTCGTGCTGTGTCACGCTGTCTGTAGTCAGTACGTTTTGACTTTGCGCGACTTGTCGTGTTGCCTCCGTCGTCGAGCGACAACTCGTCACTAACAGGACAGTTGCTGCTATGAGGGCAACGCTGAATAGCTTGAATGGCACGTGTAAGGCGGTTGAGCGCATAACGTATGCGCTTATTCTCTTCGCCCAGTGCGTCCATTTTCTTTGTACTTCCATCTACTTTCTTTTGCGTTTCTAATAGTTCGCGGCTCACGTCTTCATACATGAGCTTATACGTATCGTGTACGCTCTTGGCCGTATCGGCCTTGCGCGCACTGCGGTTGGCAAACCATGCTATGGCGGCACCAATGCCCCCCGAAGGTATCGCCCACTGGATTATTTGTAAGATAGTGTCCGCCATTCTTCCTTTCTTTCTTGTTAACTCGTCAACTCGTCAACTTATAAGTTTACTCCAATCTCGCTGAGCCACTTCTTTACGTCGAACGAAGGGCAAGCCTTACTGGGGTTCAATTGATTGTGGCCAACGATTTGGACCGTAGGGAAGCGGCGGTGGAAGTCCTTGACGTAGGCTTCGAGGGCGGTGCGTTGTGCAGCGGTGCGTGTGTCCTTCGGCCTCATCTGCTTATCGCAGCCGCCTGCGTAGACGATGTGGCGCGAGGTGGAGTTGTAGCCGCTTGCGCCATTGGTCACCTCCCAAGGGTCGACTATCAAGTCTTCATTATTCTTAACGAGCCGTTCTATGCGGCCGTCGAGGTGGACGAGGTCGGTATATCCTACCTGCTTCCAACCATGACCTCCTTTACTTACGGGGTCGCAGTGCCAGTGGCGTATGTCGGCCGCTGTCACCTCGCGGCCCTCAGGAGTGGCGGTGCAGTGAATTACGAGACGTTTTAGTTGCATGATTGTTAATGTGCTAATGCGTTAATGCGTTAATGTGCTAATGTGCCAATGTGCTAATGTGCCAATGTGTTAATGTGCTAATGTGTTAATGAGTGGCGCAGCCATTAGCATATTAACACATTAGCATATTAGCACATTTATTTAGTCTGCGCTGCAACGGCGGCATCCATACCAGGGAACTTAGTAGGCATGCCCGCGTTCTCGAGGTTGACGCTATACGTAGCGTCGTCCTGCGCTGGAGCGTCCTCCTCGATAGAGGTGATCACAAACTTACCCTCGAGGTAAGGAACTTGCGTACCTGCCTTGCCGTCGCCACGTGGGAAGCACTTCACGTCAACGGCCTTACCTACGCCCCAAGATGCAGAAATCTCGGTGAAGCCGCCCTCCGTCTCGTCGTAGAAGCGGAGACCGTCAGCACTAATTGTGATAGAAAGTCCTGTAACGCTCTTGTCCTTCCAAAGTCCTGCGCTCGCGCCTTGCGTTGCTACAGGCTTCACGGCTCTCTCCTTTGTCTCAGAGTTGTACGTTACTTTGTGGCTTGAACAGTGACCCACGGCCTTGCCGTCTATTGAGAGCAAGAGGTCACTACCATTGATATAACCAGTGTTTGCCATAATGTGTTATGAGTTTAATGAGTTATGAGTTTAATGAGTTGATGAGTTTAATGAGTTTAAGGAGTTTAATTAGTTTAATGGGTTGAACATGAATAAACTCATTAAACTCACTCACTTCTTCGCCGCCTTATCGACGTTGCGCTCGAAGTCAGTCCAGAGGCGCTGCTCGATGCCAGCTGCTTCGGTCTGTTCGGTCATGGCGAGAAACTTATACGGAGACATACGCCCCGTGCTATGGCCTGAGCGGCTATAGTCGCGCCACTTCTTCTGAGCAAAGCGTCCTTGGCGATATTGCGCGTTGCCCTTGCGACGGCCCACGTTGCGCTGTTTCGTACCTTCCTCGGCAAATAGGAGTACTGGCTTCTGCTTGCCCTGTCGGTTGGTATGTATGCCCTTCTTCGCTCCGTGAGGCTTAACGCTCACCATAAAGCCCGTTCCGTAGCGCTTGGGGTAGACGCGAGCGTAGACGCCCTTGTCCACCCCCGTCTTGGCCGAGAGGCCCGAAGTGCGCACCCTCGTCTGTGCGGCCTTTTTCAAGCGGTTGGCCTCGCGCCTCATCGAAGCGGCAATGGCCTTGCGTTGCTCCTTAGGCGAGAGGCTGGCGTAAAGCTTTGCCAATTCGCGCTGGAAGGTCTGCAGCGCTTTCTCGTTGTCGTTATCCATTAGCAACGGAGTTTAAAGGAGAGCGACTGCAAGTAAGCATCGTCCGTCCACGACTCAGCGGCATCGACTAAGTAAGACGAACGGACGGTTAGTCCTGCCGAGGTGGTAATGCTCACGTTGTCAAGCGCTTCGCGTACGGCCTCAGCCAACGCCACAGAGCCATTGTAAGTAGCAGCATAACAGTCCACTACGATCGTGGCCGTATCGGCACTTTTGGCATTTTTGGCAACGGCCGTTTCGAGGGCCTCGCGATGATAGCAGACGTAAGGAAGCACGGCCTCATCTGTCACGACGGGAAATACTTTCGTTACTTTATTAGCTAACCTTTCGCTCAGCACCTCGTAGACGGCAGTGCCTGCGCTTAATACTGTTTTCATAAGCGGAGTATCGTCTTTAAGCATCACACGTTGACGCGCTGACAGAGGAGCGAAAGCATTCCCTTACTGCGGTTAGGCTCAATGGCCATAACGGTGTAGAGGTGTTCGCCCATGAGCTGCACGCGCCACCCCTCACCAATGGGGTGTACATCGCGTATGCGGAAGGTCACGGTGTAAGCGGCAAAGTGTTCGCCCACCTCTTCACTCCGATTGCCCGCCCACTTGACGCGCTCGGCCCAGATCGTTCGGGTCGGGGCGAAAGTGGTTTGCTCTTCGCCATATTCGTTCGTAGTCTGAACGGGGCGAAAGAGTTGTAAGTGATATCTCATTCCTCCCGCACGCATAGTCTTCTGTATTGTTTGATGATAGATGAAGCGCCCCACGGAATTTCACTGTACTGCTGCGGAGCATCGTTTTCGCGGTGGTCGTAAGCCGAGCCTCCTACCAACAGAATAGCTTGCACCAAGGGGGCAGGCAGTGACCCACCGCCCATTAGCTTTAGCTCATCGAGTGTGCGGTTTGTAGCGCGCACCACTGAAGCCTCAGCGGCATCAAGGCATTGCTGTAGGTAGTCGTCGTCGTCGCTAAAATCATCTGCGCGAACGTGTTTTTTAAATAGGGATAGGGCTACTTCTGACATAATATGAATGTGTGCTTAGTCTCTAAAGATTACTATTTCCATGACTTATCATTACAAACGTGGCTCTCCGCGCGCTCCGTTACCCATCACCGAGAAGTTTGAACCCCCTCACCGAGAAGTCAGAAACCCATCATCGAGAGGTAGAGAGCGCATCGCAGAGCGCGTCTCTTACGACATTGCGTACTGTGCTTGCTCTTGCAGTTGCTTATTGAGCGTGCTTGAGGGGAGGAAAGCGACGTGGAGCGAACGAATGTTTTTCGCGCTTACGTCGTCTTTGCTTATCTCGCCCCCTTTTGAACGCAATGTAGTGCGGAATGAGCCAAGTGAGCCAAGCTTTACCATACCGCCACTTTGTAACTTTTCGGCAATGGCCTCCTCAAAGGCACAAAGGGCCGTGAGTACGTCGGCATGGGTAAAGGTGGTGGACTCGCTTATGCGCTCGCATAGTTTGTCGCGCGTGATAGTGCCGCTATAGCTGATAGCGGGGTAGTAGCGCCACTTTTGGTCGCGTGAGTTCTTGATACTACGTGTTACTAATTTAATCATGATTGTAGAGCTTTATTGGTTTTTCTTCTTATTGGCTTTATATACATTCTTAAACTCGACGTTCTTGAGTAATAGCTTATTATTAATCCACGTCGAAGGCACGTAGCGCACGCGGGCTTTCTGAACGAGTGCTGAACTTACATCGTCTTTGATTTCGACGCCTACTGACTTCGCAGTAAGGCGAAACGCCCCCAATGAGCCAAGGCGAACGGTGTAACCCGATAGCAGCGCGTGGAGGATTTGTCGCTCAAGTTCTTTCAGTACACCCATAGCGTCGGCACGCGTGAGGGTACACTTCGCGCTGATTTCAGCGGCCAAGAGTTCGAAGTCGGTAACGGCCGCAGGTAATGGCGCGGGATAGAACATGTTCTCGCCAGTCTTAAAGTTTTTGCGAGCGAGGGGTTTGTATAGATAGGTCATGGTAATAGTGTCTTTTTTAGGTTAGATTTTTTTTTAATATGCTAATGTGTTAATGTGTTAATGTGTGGTGCTGCGCATTAGCACATTAGCATATTTCCACATTAGCACATTAGCATATTAGGCGCTTGCAGCGCATTTGCCCAGTGCAAAGGCGTCGGGGCGGAGCGTGGTCGTGCCGTAGTTGACGTTGAGTACGAAGTCAACGGCATCCTTGCGAGCTTGGCTATAGGGGTCGATGATGAACGAGATGTCGCCAAACATGCCCATAGGCTGGTAGCGCCAGTCGCCAAGGCCAACGAAGCCTTCACCAATGTAGTGAGTGCAGAAGACGGGGAGGCCCGCGATGTGATCGTTCTCACACACCATGATGCCTGAGCCAGCGTCCTTAGGAGTGGCTTCGGCAATGGCCTTCTGCGCTTGTGTCATAACCCAGCACAAGTTGCTACCGTCAACGCCAGAGGCCAACACTGCAGCCTTCATCTTGTTGAAGTCGGCAAAGGTAGGAGTAGCGCTCAGTGCGGTCGGTTTAGCAGCCTTCGCCACGAATGGGCCTACCAACGTAGTAGTCGCGGTAGCCTTCGTGGTAGAGAACAAGATCTTGTTCAGCAACATGGCTACAGACTGAGGCATTACCTTCTTCACAATCGTTTCGATGATGCCCTCTGTCTGGATAATCGTCTGACGCGTTACAGGAATGGCCACGCCAATGCGCTGAGGTGAAGCGGTGAGCTTAGAGAGTTTAATCTTCGTGTCGGTGAGCGCAACGCCCTCGCCTTGGATTTGTGCCTCAACGGCCTCGTAGGTGGGCCATACGTAGTCACCCGCCAAATCTGTAGGCATGGGGAGACCTACCTTGTCGAGGATTAAGCCCTCTACCAATGGGTCGAGGATGTCTTGTATTTTGAGCGGAATGATACCGCCCGAATTGGCGTCGCTCACGAGCATGAGGTCGCGCATGAAGGCGATTTGTGTCTGTCGGCCAGCCTCCATGTTCTCACGCACCAATTTATTGGCGTCAGCAATAAGGTTGGGGTTCTGCTGCGCTTGAGCGGCTTCAGCTTGCATACGCATGCGGAGCAACTCATTGTCGCGCACTAAGGCTTCGTACTCTGCGCTCTCTGCGGCAGTGCGTTCGCGATTTTCCTGCTCGCAGAGGTCGGCAATGGCCGAGATGCGAGCGCAGTTCTTTTGGTATTTGTCAACGATTTGACGTACCGTAAGTTTGTTCATAATCGTAATGAATTAATTGTTTATTAAATGGTTAATGCTTTAAAGTGATTGCTTTGCCGCGCTGCGCATGGCCTTTACTTGTTCCTCGACGCGGAGGGCGGCAGCGTTGTCTGGTTGAGGAGTTGGAGTCAATCCGCGCAGGTCGCGTGCGTTTACTTCCGTGTCGGGGTAGGCGGGCATGGGCGTGAGCGTAAAGTCGTAGATGCCACGAATAGCATGAATGGTGAAAAGCGTTTCTGCCTTTCCCGTCTCCTTGATTTTGGTCGTCTCGCTCGTCACGCTGGGTTGGCAGTACGAACAAGAGAACATGAAGGAGCAGCCGTCGATGTCGCCCCGTCGTACGAGTTCGAGCGCGCGGTCGCCGTCGTCGGTGTTGGGCGCATCGAAGGAGAAGTGGACGCCCCGCTCGTCGACGTCGTACTGTAGCGTACCATCTCCGCGCTTGCTGCGTGCGAGCAGTGTGGCAAAGTCGTGGTTCATGGTCATCTTGATGTCGCAGTCGTCGAGTAGGTCCTTCGTTATGGCTTCGGGGGCAATCTGTTCGCGCACGACTTCGTTCTCGTCCTCCCATAGTGGGGCAGAGGGTGTGTTGAACAGAATGGCATAGCCCTCAATCGTGCGGCTCTCGCCCTCGCCCTCGCTGCCTTGACGGCTGCGCACGTGGACGGTGCCTGAGGAGTGGAATTGTAATTGCTTATTCATAAGGTGTAAATGTGCTAATGTGGGAATGTGCTAATGTGGGAATGTGCTAATGTGGGGATGTGCTAATGTGTTAATGAGTGGCGCAGCCATTAGCATATTAACACATTAGCATATTAATAATGTGTGTTAGTTGCCGGTGGTTGAGTTAGCCTCCATTTCTTTCAGTCCCTTCAAGTTGGCGCTGACCAATGGGAGGTCGCCTCCCTCGACGGGTGGCATGTTCTCAGCACGTCGCCAATCGTTGACGGTGTAGATACCTGCTGCTATCGTCTGCGTCTGATACTGCACGCGGCTCGCGAGGTCGCACGCATAGAGGCTGCGACGGTCGAACTCAAAGCGGCGCTCACAACAGAGCGAAGGCTCGATGAGTTTGCGGTGGAGTTCGCTCTCTATCTTACGGAGTAGGGGGTTGAGCGTGTTGGAGAGGAAAGCAACGTTGGCCATTTCGGCACTCTTGTAATTGTTGCTCGTGTCGTCAAAAACGAATGAGGGGTGAACCCCGAAGAAGCGACAAAGCTCACGCACCGTAAACTTTCGGCTCTCGAGGAATTGCATGTCGGTGCTGGAGAGCGAAAGTTGGTTGAACTTTACTTGCCCTGGTAGGCTGACTATCTTGCGCCCTTCTGAAAATGATTGGTCGAGGTCGGTGGCCGTCTTGGCCAATTCGTCGTCTTGATAGTCGCCAAATCCGCGCACGCTGGTGTCGTTGCCTACGATGCCGCGCACGTTGCCCCCATTGGCAAATCGGTTGAGCGTCTCATTATCACCTGTAGCGGCTATCTGCGTAGTAAGGCGCGCAAAGGCCAGGGTGCTAATGCCTTGTTGTCCGTCGATGGTGAGGTTTTTGAGGTGTATCACTTCTTCCTCCGCGAAGGTGCCGCTAAGGCGGTTGGTCATGTCCATTACCGTGTAGGTGCGATTAATGGTGTCGTGACTCACTGTGCCAGGTTGGCAAAGCACAAGGCGATCCACCTCAAGCGAGGGCGAGTACTGCGGCACGATGTAGGCATTACCCGTCAGCAACATCTGCTGCACGGCTTGCGCCCAGAAGTCGAACGCGGAGTAAAGCTCGTTGGGCTGCACGCTCAATAGGTAGTGGAGGCGCGACTGGCGGTCGTCGACGAATATGCCGCCCTTTAGCTTCATATAACGGAGGGGCAAGTTGGCCACACTCTCTGAAAGTAAACGCACGCAGCGATAGACGGTGCTAACGGCCAAGGGATCAGCCGCTGCGGAGGTGAAAAGCGGCAAAGCCCCCGAGCGGACAGTCCTACCCTCTGGCGATGAGTTAACACCCTCGCTGCTGCGTTTTATCTTGAATAGTCTGCGTAATACGTTCATACCCTACGCGCAAAAGGTGTGTAGGTGGTACCACCTTTGAGCGTTTTTCTTTGAAAAAAGTGAGGATTGCTTGGAATAATATAACATTATTGCTATATTTGCAGTGTGTTAAAACAATGTTCTTTGAAATTATGAAGCAGAATGAATTTTATGCCCAATTGCGTTCTATTGGTTGCGTTTTGGTGAAACATGGAGCTAATCATGATATATGGTACAGTCCAATTACCAACAAAAAATGGCCAGTGCCACGTCATGGAAGCAAGGAGTTAGCCAAAGGCACTGAACGAAGAGCGCGTAAGGAGTTAGGATTATCTTTTGAATAATTCTTACTCCGCCCGTCGGGGCATAAATCTGTAGATTGTTTCAAAGTATCAGTTGGTTTAGACAAAGGGGTGCTACTTTTAGTAGTTGCCCCATTTTTCAATAGAAAGCGGTAAAACATTAATACGATATGAAAAAGGAGAAAGTTACAGTGACGGTCGAAAAGGATACTGACGGCCGTTTTGCTTGTTACGTTGATAAAGAGTTCGCGCACTTTGGCCTTGCAGGATATGGCAACACGGTAGCTGAAGCAAAGGCCGACTTATATGCGTGTTACAACGAAATGAAGGAGTTAGAAGAGGCAGAAGGGCGCAGCATTCCTGATTTGGAATACACCTTTAAGTATGATATACAATCCTTCTTTAACAACTTCCCTTACTTAAACATCTCTCGGGTGGCCGAAATGGCCCATATTAATCCAACTTTGATGCGCCAATATGCTTGTGGCGTGACCAAAGCTGGTGAAAAGCAATATGACAAACTGCAGGAGGCTGTAAAGAATATTTCGATGCAGTTAGCATCGGCTACCTTTTAAAATAGCAAGCATTCAAAGAACGTTTTTAGACACATTTATTTTGCCACGCGCGCTTGCCGCGTGGCTTTTTATTGCTATCTTTGTAAGGTATTAATAATTCAACAACTCATAATAATCAATGATACCCCTCGTTGCGAAACGCGGAGTATCTTTTTTATCCCAATTTTTTCATTTTTCTATTTTTCGTATTAAAGTAAAAGCGCCCCACCATTGTTACATGGTGGGGCGCTTGATTGTTTTGCGCCCTCAGGTGGCGGGCGCGGTGTGTCAAATAACTATATGAAATACAAAGTACCTGAATGGGGAGGTTACGGACGTACGAAATGAACGCCCGACAGTGTTTGTGCAAAGCTGCTTATGCCGTTTTCTATCTTTTCGATGGTGCGTGCTGAGGGGCGTGAAGTCCCATTAATATAATGTGATAATTGCCCTTGATTGACGCCAGTAATGCGTGAAAGGCCTGCTAACGTAAACGCATAGGCATAGTGCTGTAAGAAAGAGGCCATATCGTAACAGAAGTCAAACTCTACTTCTTCAAATGCTTCGTTATGGCTCTTGTAGTATTCTTTTGTCTCGTTGTAATAAGTCATGAAGTCGTCCTTAGCTTCATCAAGTGTTGCACCCTCAGCCGTTATAAGATAAGATAGCGTATCGTCGTCCATGTAAATACTATAGCGCCCCTCTGAGGAACGCTCGATAATTGCTTTTACTTCTTTCATTGCTTCTTCCTGTTTTTCGTTATTAGAACAATGCAAAGATACTAATATCCGTATTAACGGCAAAGGGGTACAATTTGATACGCTTTTCTTACCGCTCATAATCTATAAACAGTCTCAAGCACATGAGCATCGTTATGAGTCCGTCAATCTTTTGATAGCGAGCGCGCTTAATGGGCTTAGAGTTGCCGAGGTTGTCGGTGTCGAGTATGGCATTGCCAAAGCAGTAGGCGTTAATCGGGTTAGGATTGATGAAGATATGCCCCGTCTTGCAGCCATGCTCAAAGGATTGGACGGGGGCAGTAAAGTTGCCATACGTCTGCTTCACTCCGCGCAACACGTCACGCGCGCCTGATGCGGCCAACATGTTGATAAGTTCTTGGCTCTTCCAAGGGTCGTAACCAATAGAGAGTATGCGCACGGAGCGGTTGACGCGCAACACGTAGTCGACGATCGTGCGGTAATTGATGACAGGGCCTTGCGTCAGCGTGAGGTGGCCCTCGGCCGCCCACTTGCGGTAAAGGCGCTCGTTGGGGTGGCCCGCTAAAGCTTCGTCGGGGAAGAAATAGGCCGTATGGAAGGTGAACGACTTATCTTCGGGCGAGTAGAAGCCAGTCGTCACGGCCGAGAAGTCGTCACTCTCGCTCAAGTCGATAGCCATCATCGCATCGGGACGGCCCTTGATCGCGTCGAGCGTGAAGGGACGCATGATGTCGGTGGCGAGGGTGGCCGTTATCCATGAGCGCTGCTGCTGTTCGGCATAGACGTTGAGCAACTTCGTGCGAAAGGCCAACATAGCCTCCGCACCGTCGCGACGTGCTGCACGATATTCGGCTTCGTAAAATTCGAGGCTAACGGTCACGCCCATGTGGGGGTGGACCTTGCGCCACGTAGAGGGTTGGTCCTCGGGGTCGTCAACGTCGGGTTCGAAGAGGTGAGCAAATACGCTGTCATCGTCTACCTCGCCCAGTAGCAGACGTTTGTAGCCTTGCAACTTGGCGTAGAATGGGCCTTCAAACACGTCACTCGCAGTGGTGATGATCACCGTGAGGGGGTTCTGCCTAACGCCCATAGAGGTAGTAAGCACGGTGAGGAGTTCATTGGTGCGCGCTTGGGAGTATTCGTCGATTAAGACGGTAGATGCGTTCAATCCGTCCTTGGTGCGGCTATTGCCTGTCAGACACTGAGCAAAGGCCGTGCGGTCCTGCCGTCGGCTCTTAATCACGTCTTCATTCACCGTATAGCGTAAGCCGCGCGGGTCGAGCCTACGCACGCAGCCGCGCAAGACGTTAAAGCCTTTCTTCGCTTGGTCGTAAGAGTTGGCGCCAAAGTAGCACTCAGCATTGGCATCGCCAAAGAAGAGATCGTAGAGGGGAAAGGCTGCACCTGAGGTTGTCTTCGAAAACTTTCGGGGTACAAACAGACACACCTCACGCACGATGCGACGCCCCCGTTGCCAAAAGCCATATACGGCTGCAAACTGGAAGCACTGCACGGGCGTCAACTTGTAGTGCTGCATGCCTTCCTTACCAGGAAAGTAGAGCGACTCGTAGAAGAGGTAGAAGCGGCGCACCTTGCGAGCGTCAAGCCCATAACGCTTCACCATACGCAGGAAACGCTCAACGGCCAACTGCTCCCAAAGGTTATGCTCGGTGGGGCTGTCGCGCACCATTGATACGTACACATAGAGCCGAGGGTCGACCTCCTCAAGGTGGTACGACTCCAACGATTTAGCAGCGAGCGAACGCGATACGCGCTGCTTCTCCTCTCGGTAGCGGTGGGCTTCTTCTTCGGTCATTCTAAATAAATTTAAATGTGCAAATGTGCAAATGTGCAAATGTGCGAATGATTGAATGATGTTTTAAATACTCAGCGTACAAAGGCGACCATTCGCACATTTGCACATTTGCACATTTGCACATTGATTATTGTTCGTTAATGAGCTTTTGGGTTAGGTCTATCAATGGGTCGGAACTCTGGTCGGTGGTCAACTCCTCAGTGGTGAGTTGTAACTGCTTCATCTGTCGCGTGACGGAGGCTTGTGCGTCGCGCTGAATTTTAAACACGGGGTGCGGCATCATCTTGCGGCCGTAGCGTGTCTCCTCCCATACGACGGTGGTATCGAGGCGGTCAATCTCATCAGTGGCGAGTTCGAGCGTGCGCATAGCTCCTGCCAACGATTGTATCTGCATTTCGAGGCTGGTGTTATAAGTACCCGACTTCTTGAGTGCCTTGGTGATGCGGGCATACCATTGTTTCGTAGTGCGTGCCATAGAGTTAATGTGCTAATGTGAGAATGTGCAAATGCGTGGTCAATGTGCAAATGTGCAAATGTGCAAATTGTCGCCTTTGCACACTGAGTAATTAAAACATCATTCAATCATTCGCACATTTGCACATTCGCACATTCGCACATTTATTAAATATTGTTTAAGGGTGTTGAATTGCCCAAAGTTCCATAAATCGAAAAAAATGCTCGCGCAAAAAAAAGGGTTTGGGCGGGGTTTAACGCCACCCCCCCACCCCTTAAAAAAACATGCCCCCCATGTGAATGGGAGCGCCATTGGTGATGAGGGCAGGCTTCTTTTACTCTGTTTTTGTACGTTTTCGGTCGTTTCCTGCACGTTTTTCGGCCATTTCTGTACGTTTTTCGGCCATTTCTGTACGTTTTCGGCTACTTTTGGGCGCTTCACTCGTCGCCAAAGAAGCGTTTGTTAACGCTTTCGGCCTGTCGCGCCTTGCGCTCGGCATTTGCCTTACGGCCAGAGCGGCCTATCTCTGTGTGCGTCAGCACGTGGCAGTCGTGGCAGAGGGCGCGGAGGTTGTGTGCATCAAACATTAGCCGCTCCTTCTCCCTCGCGGTCGTACCCTCTTCGACTGGGCGCACGTGATGCACCTCAGTAGCAGCCGTCGTGCGGCCCTCAGCCTCACAACGTTGGCATAGAGGGTGAGCCGTGAGTACCATGCGTCGTAGTTCCAACCAGTGGCGCGTGTGGATCATTCGCTTGTAGTCTTTGTCTTTAGCCATAGTCTTACGAAATATTATTCAATCCTCCTTCGGTGGTGGCGCACGGTAGGCATGGTGTTAGAAGGAGTGCGCATAGAGGTAGCCATGCGCTCAAAGGTGGCCGCGATGTAGTCCTCATCATCGTCAGTGGTGGAAGTAGCCTCAGCCTCAGCCTCAGCCACCATACGCGCATATACACGCAAAAGTACGACGCACATCTCGCACGTCGTACTAAAGCGATAAGTCTTGCGTATGCGCTCCAGCTCTCGATATAGCTCTGGCGGCACGCTGAGGTTAATTCGTCGTCGCGTCACTGGATAATGAGTGGTGATATGTATATGTTTAACTCTCTTGTTTGGTCTTGCCTTCCGATCGTTCCCTCTCGCGATAGGCCTCAGCGCGGCCCTCAAAGTAGCCGCGCCACAGTCCTCGCTCGCGGCCTAACACGTAGGCCACATAATTACTCATCAAGACCAGTACTAAGATACAAATAAATTGTGTCATTATCAAGTGTCGTTACAACTTCAATTGTCGTTTAATCTCCTCCTCGTTATGATGCGTGATAGCTTCATAGCGACGGCCGTCGTCATAGCCCTCGGCACGGCCCTTCTCGTAACCGTCGCGATAGCCTTCCTTGTGGCCGCGCTCACGGCCTATCGTGTAGCCTTCTTTCCAACGCGATTGGCGAAGGCGCGCCACTTCGTCGGCCATTGCCTCCTCGGCTCGGTAGCGGCCGAGCTTATACGTGAGCCATAGCACGACATATACGGACGTGGCGTAAAAAAGAAATGTCAGTACGTCTTTTAACATGGGTATCATCGTTTATTGTTCTTTTTGCAGTTCGTCTAAAAGGTTTTGAGCGCAAGCACGCGCCCACCAAAGTTCCTTCTCGGAAGCCTTACTCGCTGAGAACTTCCTAATGGTCAGCCAGCCTAACAATACTTGGCCTTGTACTGCATAATCCTTTGTGAGTGTGGTCTCGGACTCTTTAATTCTGAATGCAGTCATTTCGAGCAATGTTGTTCCTTTTGTAGCCATAGTGAGTTACATCTTATTGTAAGTATTTTAATTGTTCAATGTCCTCATTGCTTAGTGCGTTGGGCGAGAGCTTTAGTATCTTGTCTAAGTGAGCGCGCACGCAGCGAGGGTAGCGCAGCCGCCCGTCAGGACGACGGCTGAGCCAAATGATGCGCGCGCCCGCCTCTGCTTCCTCGGAGCGCGCGAGGAATGGATTAAAGGCAGTGTTCTTCATAGTGCAGCCATCTTTCTTTAAAGTCAGTCATTACTTGATCGTTGTAGGCCTTGTCCTTTAGCTGATATAAGGTGAAAGAGCTTCTTTTACCCCCTTTAAGGGGGATTAAGTCAATGCGAATATAATCACAACTACCGCTAAAGCTAACCGAGATGAAGCTTGCACGTGTGTTGAATTGCATCGTCTGTGTCTCACGTAGGTAGTTTAAGATGTCGGCCTTCGTCGTCTTCTCAATCGGTGTCATTTTATCACGCTTTGAAGTTGTTCGTAGATGTGGCGGTCGCTCTTCATGCGCAGCAGCGCACGTCGCACCTTGTCGCGATACTCATCGTTGTCGCCCGTGCGGTCGGCTATGAGCAACACTATATCGGCATAGTAGTCGCTACACTCGCAAGCATCGTCGGCACACTCAATGCCGTAAAGCTCCTGTGCAAAGCTATCCCATGCGCGACGCGCACGGTGGGTAGCTTCGAGGGCGTACTTTAGGCGCTGCTTCAATCCGTGCTTCATGCCGAAGCCTAATCGCTCAACACGCGTCTCAGCGTTGAGCATAAGCGTACTCGTCACGTCGCCCATGAGGTAAGCTACGTTGGTAAGAATGCGTGTGGCCTCTGGTATCTGTTCTCGGGGTACGAGTTCTTCTTTCTGTTTCATAGTGTGTAAGAGTTATAGATTGTTGTGTGAAAGTGCTTCATCGGAAACACGAGAATTTAAAGCCATACTCCTTGGCTCTGCGCTCAGTGGATAGACTGCGATGCGTCTCTGGCGCGAAGTACCAGAGCATGGAGCAGCTCTTGTCGTAAGGAATGTAGCCAAGTTGGCGCAACGCCCTGCGTATGTTCTTTTTCTTCTTGCTATGCGCAGGAGCGAAGTAGAAGTTATAGCGCGGCTTCTCGCCACTCATGATGCGAAGCTCGTCCGTGCGTCGTTGACGACAGATGCGTCGCCCTCGCTCTTGAAAGCGCTCTTGATAGAGTTCGGGGTTTGCCTCCTTGTCTTTCACGTAGTAGGCGCGAGCGTGGAGCATAGCGTGTCGCAGCGTCTCACGCTTGTAAATAGGGTCTTTCTTCACTTCATAGGAGTTGGCCAACTTATACACCATATCAATTCCACACCCCAACTCGTGGGCCATGTCCTTAGCTGGCGTAATGGGGAAGCGACTCCTAAACATTTGTTCGCCTTCGGGGGTGAGGCGGTACGCTCGCCTCCCCTCCTCTGTGTAAATGTACTTCGGGTTGTACATAGTATTCGGTACGTGTTGTAATGTTCGTTATGATTGTTGCGCTTTTGCTTGCGCAATAAATATTTTTTTATTATCTTTGCATCGTCTTCAAAAGACACGTGGACACCAATGATAACAGTCTAAAGGACTGGGAGGATATTCTAAACAAGTTTAGATACCTCTTCCGAAACGAAAAGTCTTTAATCCAATCAGGTAGGCTTACAGAATCGGAAATCCTTGAAGATTTTCTCTTCGCAGTTTTAGAAGCTTGCGAAAAGATGTCTGAAATGGAATGAAAGTAATGAGGAGGTTTCCGCCTCGCTCCATTAGGGCCGAGCGGAACTTCCTTTTTACTCTTTTTCTGTTTAGCCAACCCTTTTAAATATTAGCTTATGAAAGACTGCGTAAAACTCAAACTTGAAGAGAGCTTTGCAGCATCGAACGACAAAGACCCTAATTTGTCTTCTAAACTATTAGAGGAGGCTTTTGCATTAACAAGCAATCCTGAAGAGGAGCGCGAAGCCGCACTCTATGTGCGTACCATGTTACGCAGAGGACGCAAAAGAAATGATGTCTGCCCCTCAAATATTTTAGGGAACGTAAAGTCTGCCATTTCGCTCTCTTACATAGCCAAAACCTACTTTGACAAAGGCGCACCGTGGCTCATGCAACGCATTAACGGAAACATGGTGAACGGCAAACCTGCTGCTTTCACTACGGCCGAACTCATGACCCTTGCCAATGGGTTAGAAGACTTAGGCAAAAGATTATTAAGCGCATCAACTGGTATCCACGAAAGCATTTAGCGCTTAGTGCTGGAAGCCTCCACATCGTTGGAGGCTTTTTTTGTCTCCTTATCGCGCAAGCGGATAAACCCTCTGCGCTCACACTCGCGTAGCAGTTCGTAATCATCAGACGATACCATGCAGGGCGTTTCGCCATTGATGTTGACGTAACCGCTCGGCATTCGAAACCGCTCACAGATGCGGAGCCGCGTTTCACGACGGCAGCGCCAGTAGACCACTACGTAGATGAGTTGTGCCATAGTGCTTTATCCTTTTCGATTCTTTTTTGTTTTACCTGAAACTTCCGTTTTTGAATACAACGACGTGCATCATTTCGTTCATGCGGTCAACCAATCGCACGCCATACCTCTGCCGTAGCTCTTGCCCCGTTAGGTTGGTAGTGACAAGTGTGAAGAGGCCACGAGCGTAACGCGCCTCAAGTAGCTCGGTGATCGGTTCTATCACATTGCCGTAGTCGACCACCTCGGCAGGTTCTGTGCCTACATCGTCAATGGCCAACACCCCAATGCTCATGAGGCGAGCCTTCGACGTCTTGTAGGTGGCAGCCACGTGGCGAGCCTCAACGAAGCGTACCGTGTCGAGGTCGTACTGCATAAACTCCGTGGGCAACATACTCCGCGCCCTGAGCCATTCCACGGCATTCTGCAGGGCCAACGCCAAGGTGGTCTTACCATTGCCCGTTGTGCCACAGAATAGCAGCCCATTTGGTTGCGGCCCAGTAAGGTGATGAGCCACTTCGCCTACGATGCGCGTCGTATCTTCGTCCATTTGCAGCGTGCGCCCTCTGCGCTCCACCTCCACCTCGTAGGCAGAGTAGAGCAGACAGTAAGCGTCTGCGACCGCCAGGGGAAGCCTAAAGGCGTGTGCTGTAGTCCGCTGCCGAAGTAGCTGCGACATCAATTCCTTTGCGTCGGGCAAGGGAGCTGGCATTGCTATTTTTCGTGCCATGACAGTTGCGATTTTGTTGTTGTTGAATGCGAAGCCACGAAGTAAAGTGGCGTTTGAGGTCGGTGAGGTCGGTGTGTTGCGCCTTGTCGTTGACGCGACAGTCGAGCGCAAAGGCGTCAAGCCACTCGCGTAGCTCGTCACCGCTCAAGTGGTAACGCATACGCACCAACTCACACCATGAAGCCTCAGCCCTCAACGATGCTAACAATCCCGTAAACGAGGCTTCAACGTCTTCCGTCGTCGGTGGCGACGGTGGCGCTTTTTCTACATCGTCTTTTTCTTTACTTTCCTTTACTTTACTTTGTGTACTTTCTTGCACACTTTTGTGCAGAAATGGTGCTTTCTTGCACAAGTTTGTACATTTATCGGCTTTTCTTCCGAAGATTGATACATCTTTAGTCGAACTTTCGACAGTTTCAGTCGAATTTTCGTCGATAAGGTTGTATCGTTCAATCGATGCTGCACGCCTACTATCTACACATATCTTTTTGTATCGTTCTTGAATACCTCTACTCGTCAGTACACCTTCCTCGTCAAGCATACGCCTATCTAACAACCCTAACGTAAGGCAGCTCTCTAAGACTTCTTGTATATACACCTCTCCATACCCCGTTTGTTCCGAAATGATGAAGGGCAACTCTTTATCCCACGTCATGAAATACCCACTCTTGTAAATATAGCATAGCAGGAGAGCATATACTGCGATAGCCTTACCACCGTTACGCCGAATTAACTTGCGTATCTTTATGTCCTGAAAAAAGTCTACCTCAAAGGGGAAGTAGTCTAAGCCCGACTTCTTCTGTCGGCTCATAATTCGTGTGGTTTCGTATAAGGTCAATAAGTAGCACAACACTGCGGCCCTCTCTGTTGCATTCCCCTCACCACTTATTGGAGTGAGGCGGCCTCCTGTGTCATCGCCCGAGTTCGCATTGCAAGGATAGAAAGAACACTCATTGCGTCTTTCCCCCTCCTGTGTCATCCTCTTTCGTATTTGGACTGCGCATTGCAAGCTTCACACCTCACTCACTATTATGTAAGCAATGGGGAAACAACTCACACCGCAGCGTCGTGCTTTAATGGTTGATAGTGTACAAACGGCTTATTTACTCATGGTCGCTCAGCACCTCAACGATAGGGGTAAGATTGATGCCTAACACCTCAAACTCGCTAAAGTCAGAGTCACTCATACGCTTGACGAATGTCTCGTAAGCATCAAGCATGTTCGGAGATAGGATTAAGTAATCACGCTTAACGATGCGCTCTTTGCCTGTCTTCTCGTTGACGAGAAGGCCTTCACAACGTACCTTATAGAACTTGTCGTCATTTAGAGAACTTACCCAAAGGGCTGCTATGTTGCGCTTCACGCAAGCCTCCACACCTACGTCTTCAACACCGTTATAAGCACATACTTTTTCAGTAGCACGCGACTCAGCCTCAGCGAAAGTGGCTGCACGCACTAACCACGTCTCCTTCATGTTGGCCTTCTCTCCTTTTTCGGTCACACCGTCATAACTGACGCGTACCTCTACCCAAAATCTTCTGTTCATAATTTTCCGTTTTTCGTTAATAAAATGGTTGAGTGAGGAGTGTGGGAGTCGAACCCACTAATGTGCGATTGTTTCGAAGCTTATCCACTGCACGCCCAATAACCCAAAACCAACTTCATGCAGCAGACGACGATACCTCTCTTTGCCGCCTATCCGATTAACGGCCTATACTCCTCGTCTTTTCCATTACTATCCTCACGGACCGTAATGGAATACAATCTTAATAATCTAACTACCTTATTCACACGAATGCAACGCGGTCGGGAGTCGAACCCGACTAACGGCCTAAGCACCTCAGCCTATTAGCGAGTGCGGTCTATCCGATTAACCACCTATCGCGTTATATTGACTATTCTATTCCTCACGAACCGAATAGTCCCACCAATTCTATGAAGAAATTAGAAGCCCATGGCCAGCGCGTGACGGGGCATACAATTAGAACTTTATTAAAATATGAGTAAAACCATTTCACCACCTTTCATTCACCCGCCTTGGCCCTTATCCAGCGCGCCACCTTGATTTTGATAGAGTTCTCACCCTTCGCACGCTCCGTATCGGCATAGCGGTCGTCACTATAAGGCGAAGCGCACGCCCAGCGGCTGCAATACGTCATCAAGGAGATGAGCGCGTCAGTCTCGTCGCCACTCTCCTTGTAAGCCGCCAAAATAGATGCAACACAATGAAGAGCATAGTCCATTCCTGCTTGCTCGTAGGTGTAGTCCCTTACCATGTCAGGGAATTTGCATCGCTTCTCAACACCGACGATGTAAAGCCTAAAGTCGATTAGCAATAGGTGCAAATCCTTGTTGTTGCGCTTTATCCTTTCTACGTATTCATGTACGTCTCCTTTATCCATATACTTACCAACATTTAAAAGTTATAACATACTAACGACCGTCGTAACGCTTGCGCATCGCGCGCGTTTCCTCCTCGCGCTGCATCTTCCTCTCGGTGTACTCCTTCACCATTTCAGCTTCGTCCCAATCGGGGTGTTCCTGACTCATGGCGTAGTAAGTACCATTGTTCTTCATTTCGTTCAACACCGCGTCCTCGTAATCCATACGGCTGGCGTAATAAAAACCCGTCAGCACAACGGCTGCACAGGCCGCACACTTCGCCACCTTCAGCGCTTTATCTAAAATGTTCATATCGTTTTCCGTTTTTAGTTTGTTTGTTGTTTTGTCGTTTTGTTGTTTTGTCGTTTTGTTGTTTTGTCGTTTTCTCGTTTCTTTCGCCGTTCATCAACATCGCCATTCAGCACACCGCAACCGCTTGCAGCATTCAGCCCTCAGCCGTTCTACATGTGCCGCTGCACACACACCAAGGGCCGCCTCCTGACGCTTCGCTCACAGCATTACCACTGTTCGCGCTTCTGCTTGGCTCTTTTGTCGTTTTGTTTCTTGCTCTTGCGCTTGCAGCGTCACAACTGCTCGCTCCAAATTCTTTTTAATTCCTTACCAGTTACAAACATTCGTCCGTTCAGATTTCTGAACCCTACGTTCACGCGACCGGCATATATCCAACGCCGCAAAGTGCAACGCGCAACGCCCAAAATCTTTGCCGCGTCGCTCATGCCATAGCGGCCCGAGTCGACAACTCTTGGTTCCTCTGTCGTCATAACTTTTTCGTATTATTTCGTATCACCACTCACGACCTTGCGAGTCACTTCGTAAAACTTCCGCCCACGTTCGTCAGTCACTACCCTACTCTTCCACTCTTCTTTGCCAGCCTGAGCATTCAATCTCTTCTTCGCCTGATACAGCCCTTGCGGAGACACGCTCTGAAAATCCAATCGGATACTATCACCCATCTCCATTTTGCGCAACGTTGCCGTAACACTCGGAAGCCTTATTAACCCTTTTTTCATACCCTTTTGCTTGTAAACATAACATCGATTCTTTACATTTTGGGGGACTAATGTCCCGCCAAAAGGACCTTTATAAGTCTTTCTTTTTCTTCTATAAGTTTCTTTAGATACTCGTTTTCTTTCTGCAAAAAAGCCACGTCGGAAGCAGCATCCGACGTCAAAAAAGACTCGCTTTTATCGATACTTTGGCTATTCACAAGCATTCCCTGTAGGTTGTTATGGTTTCCACTAACATTTACCGAAGTACTATTGTCCTCAGGTAAAAGCATGTCCCCCTCCCCTGTAAGCAGCCAATTACCATCAACTTGTGGGAAACGTTGCTTGATACGTACAAAATCTAAGGTCTCTCGTGCCTTCCATGTGGATACTGTGCTCTGACGCACGTTTAAAAGTCTGGCAAATAGCGTTTGATTACCATGCGCATATTGCAGCACTAACTGTTCTAATTTTTCTTTATTATTCATTTTTATTGGTCTAAATGTCGCAAAATGCCTAAATAAACGCAAAAACGTTTGGTTTATGTTTGCAATTTATTATATCTTCGCACTCGTAAACAATGTTTACCGAACGCAATAAATGTTGTTTAAACTGCAAATGTAAAGAATCGATGTTATGTTAAATAACGCATGTAAATACACACAAAGCACCCCACTAACGGCTTGCGTTAGTGGGGTGCTTTGCAATATGCGAACACCACCCCCCAAAATACGATGAAACCGACAAAAAAAGCCCCCCACTCACGTGGGAGGCATGCAAAACAAAAAGCATAACGCTTTAATTTCTATTTTAAAGACAACAAAGCTTCACCTATACGGTGCAAACCTTCAACAATACGCGCTCGCTGCTTGTCACGAGGCACTTTTAGCCCCGTTACATAATGCGTCAGCAAAGCTTGATTAATGCCAGTAGCATGAGCAACGGCCGCAAATGTTGTGTACTGCAAACAACAACGCAACAAAGCGGCAGCACCTAAATCCACCTCAAACTCATACACACCACACTTCAACCATTCTGGCAAGTCATCACCATCAGCCACAACGCCTTCAACATGTTCGACAATAGCATCACGCAAATAGCTCATTAACTTTTCATAAGTCGAAGCCGTTACTAACACCATGCCACACAAACGAGCATCATCTGTCACCGCTGCAAAATTCTTATCACTCCAATCCACCTTTACCTTTATCTTTTCCATACTTTTAAAAGTCTTATATATTCTAAGGTTATGGAAAGGTTCAACCCCCTTCCATACCTTTTAATTTACTTTCTCCAACCAGCTTGTCGCCAAATGCTTAGAAGGAGAAAATCGTTAAGCGTTTCACTCATCTTACCTCTTACAGTTACTTTACCCTTCTTCGTGGGGTGCTTGAACTGTCGGTGATCGCCATGATTGGCCTTAATTTCTACCCAGCCTTCCTTTTTCAGCAGCTGAATAACTTCTCTTACTTTCAATTTATTCATGCGCGTTCCTTTCTGTTTTGCATTACAAAGGTAATAAAATTTATACTTATAGCCAAATATTTTTGCCATAAAGATATAAAAAACTTTACCCCCTTACATAATCAATCACGCGCCTCACGGCTTCATCTACCTTCTTAGCGTTTCGCCTTATATATATGTCGGCCATTGGATAGGGCGACTTGTGACCTAAAGCAGCATCTATCACTGCATCAGGCACGTCAAGTTCTGAGGCCAACGTTGCCCACGTGTGGCGCGCCCAATAGGAGGTAAGATCGGGAAACAAACCGCTATACACCTTCACCCGTTCTTTCGCCCGTTTGCCCTTATGCTTTACGTACACATAACACGACGGACCAACACGTTGCAACCCGTCATTCACGTTACGAAGGAAGCCCTTCCACGCCTCAACGCCACCACTCAAACGCTCGCCAAAATAAAGCAAACGTTTCACCCCCTTATAACGCTCAATAATCTCCAGCGCTTCAGGTGGAACCGTCAGCCGACACACAACCCCCGTTTTGCTCCGCCTGTATTCAATCACGCCACTCTCATTCAGCGGAGGCAACTCCATGAGGTCAATCATATTAATGCCCGCCAGATAAAACGAAAGCATAAAAAGGTCGACATACCTCTTTTGCCACTCTTCGCAAGGGTAACGCATCAACCGCCTCAAATCCTCCAACCTTAGCGAGCGTTTCATCGTTTCCTCCTTCTTTATCTTAAATCGCCTAAAAGGATACATTTCGGCCGGTATCACCTCTTCATCTATTGCAGCATTAAACACGGCACGAATATTGCGAAAGTGTATGCCCCGCGTGTTCGTGCTGCAGGTGTCAGCCATCCAAACCTCAAAATCCTTCAGCCACCCCACCGTCACATCTTTAAAGCACAACTCCTCCAACTTACAAAACTTCCTCAACTTCTGTAAAGTCATTTTATACACGCCCGCCGTTCTTTCCTTCTTACACCGACTCACAAACGTTTCTGCAAACGGCAAAAAACGCGCTTCCTCCTGTTTCCCTTCTCCAACGGCCTCACCCCCATTCCCATTCAACTCCAGCCGATCGAGCAAAGCCGCCTTAATCTCGCTTGCCCTCATTGCTTGAACATCATTAAAGCACGCCACCTCTTCAACAGTCAATTGCACCTTTGCCATTTTCAGTCTCAGCAACTGCGTCAGCTGTGCCGCCATGGGCGCGCCCACCACCCTACCGTTCACAAACTCTCCCTCGCGCAACATCACCCCCGTGCTCAGCATTGCCGACGTTCCACGATTGTAAATAACGATACAAAGCCGCCCTTTCCCTTGTTCGTCCTTACGCCTTAAATCTAAATACCACTTTAATTTATATGCCATTACCTACATTTTTAACCCTTTTTGCTCACAAATAGCTCACAAAAACGATACAAAATAAGCCAAAAACGGCCAAAATGAGGCCAAAATGCGGTAAAAAAACGAGTAACAACAAACAATAAAACCGCCAATTACCAAGCCTTAACAACTTGATAATCAGCGGTTTCCCTTATGTCGGGGCGACGGGATTCGAACCCACGACCCCCTGCTCCCAAAGCAGGTGCGCGATTGTGTATAATGTATTGATTATCATATACTTTTAGAATTTGGCTTTATTTGCTGCTCACAAATAGCTCACAAAATGGGAGGAGGGGAATACAAAAAAAGTCCTTACACGGAGAGGGGTAAGGGCGTATGTTATATGCGTGCTGGGTTGCAAAGAGCCTCACACTTAATAGCATGAGGCTCTAACTTGCACCTATCAGCCATAGGTGGCTTGTGTATTAAAAAAGTAATGAATGGCTGATTATAAATTTTCGGCTGTTTTGCGTATTCGCTCGGAAAGATTGATTAATGACTCTTTGAAAAGTTCTAATTCTTCAAGAGTGAAACCACCAATGCCACCGTTGCCGTCAATTCCGTCCATTTTGTGGTAAACCATGAAGACGAACGTTGGAAGTATCGATTGCTAAAGTCTAACCAAGAAACGCTCATTAATATATCGTTGCAGCGTTCTTTCATATTTGTTATTAAAGCATTCTTTTCCATATATTTATATGTGTAGAAAAACCCGCCCACTTCTTGAGCGGGTTTTCTTGATTTTTAGAAGGGGTGGCGAAGCATATTATCAAGCAACTCTTGAGCAAACCACCTTAGTTGTGGATAACCATTTGGGAAACTCTTGTTGTAATTTCTGATAGCTTCTAACAGTTCGTACTCATCTTCGGAAACTGTTACTTTCTAAGTCTTTGTTCTCATATTCATTACTTTCTTAATACAATACAAAGATACTACGTCTTTTTGTAGTAGTCAAACAATACGCTTACAGATTAAGTTGTGCTTTAATATTTTCCAGTAGTTGTTTGTCTTCTTTACTCATGAGGCCATCATTTGTCGTTGTTGCGGTGGGTATAGGGTCTGTATGTTCCTTATTGAACGACAAACCGAATTGGCTTAATACATATTTATTCTCTCCGCTATCCCATTGTAATCTATCACCGAAAAGACAACTCCAATCTTCTGCATAGCTGATTTCTTGGCGAGTGCCATCAGTGAAATAAACAGCGCGTTGAAAAACCTTTGATTTATTGAAGATTACCTGTCTACAATAATCATTTTCAATGCTCTGCATCATTGTAATACTCATTGCTCCGTTAGCATACGTGCAATGCGCGTGTACAATATTAGAGTTGCTTGATATTTCAATAGCTTTAAGCGCATTAAGAGCCGCTTCCTCCGATTCAAAGTTTCCGAGGTCACGCGCATAAGCAGTTAAATTATCAAGCTTAGTCTTATCCTCTGCTGTCATTACACCTGCCTTAGCACTTGTTGCTTTAGAAATTGGTGTATCATACGCTCCACCATTTGCAAAATTTAGATAGCGTAAATTAACCTGTTCTGCTGTACTTTGTTCCTCTCGAATGAAACTAAATTTTGCTCCAGCATCTTTCATTCGTTGTCCCCATTTCCACGGTAAAAGTCCGTCTTGATAACACCTACCACCATCAATACCCATATAGGGTAGCAAATACTGCGATGTTTGATGTTCTTCATTGTCATGGTCATAATGATTATTATCATCAGCACCCCATCTTTTCCAGCGGACATATACATTACCATTTTCTGAATAAGTCCACCAATTACATGACGCAACACAGTCTTTATCAGCGTCAGTACCAGTAGAATAAATGTAGTTCTTAGTTGTTCCTTGCGTACCACTCTGTGCAGTGGGTACATTCAATGCCGTGAGCAATTGTTGTAGCGTGATAGTTTGAGCATTGTCTGTGTCGGTCTGCCCAGCAACGACCAATCGCACGTCCAATCCGCTGACGCTCGCTGCTGCTTGCAACTCGGCTAATGCTTCTGAGAGTTTTTTTGTTGCCATGTTATTTGTTTTTTGTAAGTTTGTAATGGTTGTAATTTATGGCACGCCTTCGGGTGCGCTTTTTTATCATTCGGCAAGTGGGTCGGGCTTAATTGTTGGTCTGATAATATTACCTTTCTGTTATCTGCCACCCATTACCAGGCTTTAGCGTACCGTTGAACTTTATATTAAATAAAGCACCGTCATATTGCCAATAGAATTGTCCGTCTGAGCCGACACACATAGTAAGTATAATCATGCCTTTGCCTAAATTTAAATAGGTCGTGAAGTCTGTTTCACCTTTTTTGGAAAAGCGGCCGTATAATTTAAATTCTTTGCCGAGACTATCAGTGTCTGTCATGTTGTTATAAATAATAAACTTGCAGCCGACAAGCGAAAGAGCTTGTTGGATTTCTTCATCGCTATCTCCGTAAGGTGGTAATTGCCAATATTTGTAATATTTTGAAGTCTTGTTATTTCCGTCTGTTTCAGTTACCGTTTCGGGCAAACTATTGACATAGATGATGCTTGATAAATTGGGGATTATAGGGTAAGCATATTTATTGTATTTAATAGTTTCCAGCCCCGATGTACTTTTAACCCTTAATTCAAGGTAGTCAGCCCAATTACTCGTGTTAATTACCGTTACCGAGTTAAGCTGCATACCCGTTGTAATGCCGTTAAATACACCTTTGTCAGCATATACTGTGCCCTTGAATATACCTTCATCGGCATATACTTTGCCTTGGAAGTAGTATTGTTGGTGTACGGGGTCGATTGCTACTTTCAGAATGTTGTGGTCTAATGCGTACAGACCTACGACTGTATTGTCACCTATCTGCAATCCGTTAGACGACATCATGCACCCTGTGTAAGTACCGTCAATCTCTTTTCGTCCGAAGAACGCGTTACCACTTGCTATGTAGTTGTCACCGCTCATAGTATAGCCATTGAAGGCTCGCATCCAATCGGGCAAAGAAACGGCTTTCTTGTCCATTTCATTTAAGCACCAATCCGAAGCGTTTTTTCCCAATTCAAGCTTTACTTGATTGATAGCGATAAAGTCACCGCTTGTGCCTATTGTTGCTCTGAATAGCAATATAGGTGAGGAGTAAGTGCCGTCCGTGCGTACGCGGAAGGTGTAGATGTGTCGCACCCATTCTGCGGTTAGCTCCCATGTATGGCTTCCGTCATTCTTAAATGCAGTTTCTTTCACTCCGTCAGCCAATGGCATATCTGCGCTTGCATCAGACAAGACGCGTCCTCCATAATCATATACGTATGTATTGATACTACCTGAACCACGTGAGTAGAAAGAGAGCGTGTACCATTGTCCAGATACGATTGTTGAGCCTAACGATTGCGAATAAAAGTCAAACTCGCGCTCGCTGCTTTGCCATGCGCACAAAGAGTTGATACCACAGAACGTTTCCATGTTGGACGGTGTTGCCATGCGAATAAGCTGCGCATCATTCTGAATGTAGTCGTCAGCTGTTAATGCTGATCCACCTCCGTATGGCCTACCCAATGTGACCATTGAGATGTCTGCTTGCGAGCCACTTGTTAAACGTACCAACACGTATTTTGTACCACTAAGGCTTGATTTTGTACAGAATGCTATGTAATGACGTCTCCATGTTGAGGTCAATGCAAATGCGGCACTTGCGTCACTTGGTGAGCCGCCTGCCTTTCCGTCAACGTAAATCGTTTGCTCGTTCGTGTCGGGATAAAAATATACCGTGGCAGTACCTGCGCCTCGCATCGTGATGCCTATAATGTACCACGTCTGAGGGCTGAGCAACTTTGTAACATCATATTTGAATATGTCCGTCTGTGCTGAGACAGAAGCGGAGAGCATATCCGTATCACCAACCGCTGCTCCCTCGTTTAATGTGCCGTTAATCGTAGCGAGCGAGGAGCGGAAATTGATCCACGTGCCAGCGTAGTTCTCTGCCTTTGGCGCGAAGTCGGTATGCACGAGTAGGTTGCTATGTAGGCTTGTTCCGTCTGCTCCGTCTTTACCGTCTTTACCGTTCGTACCATTCCAGACGACTGGAATGGTCTTTTGTGCTACTTCGACTTCGTTGACGAATAACTTAAACTCAATACGTGTCGCGTGTAGATAATCAATCGTTACCGTATCTCCTGTGCCTTCTTTTTGTATCGTAGTACCGTCAGATCTATATATGGCCCACTTCATTACACCTCCTGTAAACTTCTTTGAGGTTAGGCCTTGCGTTCGGTATGCTTCAACGGTAATCGTCTTTGTACTATAGACAGGTGAAGTAGTAGGACTTTGTTTTGTTCTTGTTATAGACCCAACGGGGGCAAGAATGTAGTAGGCTGCTCCGTCATCACCTCGTGGGCCAATAGGGCCTTGGTCACCCTTGTCACCCTTCTCGCCCTGAATGCCTGGGTCGCCTTTCTCGCCCTTAACACCGTCTTTCCCGTCAACGCCATTAATACCGTCCTTACCAACGAAGCCAATCAATTCTGTAGTTTCAGTGCCGTCGGGATAGAATGTGCGTTTCCAAATGTACTTACCTTGCGCCACGTCAGTAGGGAACGTACTGCTCCAACCGCTTCCAGGCGCGCTCGTGCCATTATCACTAACGGCCCATTTGTAGGTCGTTTGGCTCTGTGGCCCCCATTTGATCGTGACATCGCTCCCGATTGTAACGTTGCCTTTGCCGTCGTATTCGATAGCCCCTTGTCCGAGCGAGAACGAGCCGTCAGGGTTGAGGCTGTAGTGAGTGGTCTGGCCGTCGGGTGAGAGAGAGATGATTTGTCCATTCTTGGTGTAAAGGCCAAAGCCACCCGTGGGAAGGTAGCCACCGAGGCGACAAGCGAGACAACCGACAAAGCTCTTGGTAGTAATGTTGGTGAGTAAGTCGATAGCAGGTTGCCCCGTGCCGTTGGCGTGAATGTAAATGGCGCTTTGACGTGTGGGGTCGGTAGCGTTGCCGTATTGCACCAACTCGTCGCCTACTTCGGGGAGCACCATTAGCCCCGCAATGGTGGGGTTACTATTGTCGGCAAGGAGTAATGACGTGCCGTCGTCGGCCGTGATGAGGGCGGTACGGTCGTCTGTTACGAGTTGGGCTACTTGTGCGGTGACTTCTTGCGCATGGTCGTACGCGTCGACCTCTCCTGCCTGAGGCTCGACAATGGCGGCGTCGAACTCCGACCTATTAATGGCCAACACATTGTTGTGGCCGCCAGCTGTGCTGCCTATGAAGCTAACTCTGACCCAATAGCCGCGAGCGCCGCTCGTTGTCCAACGTTGGCAGCGTATGAAGTCGTTAGCTTGGAAGCCTCCGTAGCCGTGCGTATCGTCTCCCTCTAATACTAAGTAATAGTTCGTAGCGTCCCCGTCCACGCTCTTCACGCGTCCGCAGGCTTGACTGATACCCAGCGCGCCACAAATGGCACGTATCTTTTCGATGACGAGTTCAAAGGCCGTGAGTGTGCCGCGAATGCGGAAGTTGTCCGCTTCCACGTAAGTCTGACCGTCATTGGCCGTTTGTGCTGCCCAGCCGCTGCCCGCGAAGCCATTGCTCTCGAAGTCGGGGCTTTGTGCTGAGGCTTCGAAGTTGGTAGCCTTGCGGAAGGTGACGCTTCCCTCGGCCGTGTCGTCGTGTTGGCGGCTTAGGTAACGCTGGTCAGCCGTGTCCCATTGCGTAAGGTCGTCGGCCGTGGCTGCATGAGAGGCTTCGGTGGCGTGGTCCGCATTGTCCGCATTCGTGGCGTGGTCGGCGTTGTCAGCATTCGTGGCGTGGTCGGCCGTGGTGGCGTGGTTGGCTGATGCAGCCTCATCGGCAAAACCTGCCTTCACCTTCGTACGGACGATTCCGCCCGTGTCGGTGTCGGTACTATCCAGATAGAGGTAGCCGTCGGCAGGAGTGGCGTCCAACTGATTAAGCGTGTCGAGGTTGGCGTGCGTATGCGTATCGGCCGACGAAGTACCGCCGCTGCTGATGTAACCTCCACCACCGCCACCGCTGCTTGTGGCTGAGGCCTCAGCGTTATTGCCTTTGCGCGCTCTGCGTGGCGTGGCTGTAACGTATCGTGTTTTAACTTTATAGTCCATAGCTTATTTAATGATTTCTTTGTTCCACTCTTCGCGCTCGAGTCTTACAAATTTAATATTACTCGTGCCGTCGTAGGCGCTGAGCACCTCACTTTTCATCATAAAGAGGTCCTCACTCGGCATCGCGCGGTCGGTGAAGAGCTGTAGCGGTGAGAGCGGAGTAATGGCTTCCCCCTCAAGCGTAGGCACGCGGTGTCCATACTGGCTAAAGAGCAGCCCTAACAAGTCGTACTCAATCAGCCAAGGCGCAGACGTGTTGGTGCGACGCAGGAAACATCGTTGAGGAATCTCCGTCTGCCCAGAGCCAGAGGGCGCAAACGAATACCACATTTTGTAGGCGCCTCGTGCCGTTACCCCCAAGTCGCTTCCAAAGGCTGTGCCGCAAATGGTGTCAATCTTTATCTCGTCCTTTGCGCTCGCGTTTATCCATGCGCTGTATTCGGCATCACTCTTCTCCACCGCTTCAGCGATGAGGCCTTGTACTATCTCCAACTTCGGGAACTTGTAAAGCCACCACCTTTGCGTCCAATTCATACGTTGCCCCCCTTTAGAGGTTTGCGTACTAATACACACGTCGCGCAGTCCGTTCGGGTCGGGCAACGACTTGTCGAGTTGGCACGTCTGAGGATTGGTAATGGGATATTCCGTTCCCTTTCCGTCCTTATCGTCGAAGATGATGCACCCTGTATAAATGGTTAACTCTAAGTACCCCGCAGTGTTCGGCAGGGGAATGATTTCGCCCTCCGTGGCGTATTGTTCTATAGATCGCTCGTGGCCAAGGGTGTGTGTATGGTTCTTCGACCACCCTTGAATGCCGCTCTCCTCCTTTATGCTATCACTCTTAGAGTTGGCATAGTAGAGGAGGTAAGAGGGAGCATGGGTGAAGTATTTCGTATCGTCGTATTCAACCGCAACCCAATGACCCTCGTTATTGTAGCCTTTGGCTTGGTATTGCGCCACGGCCTTTCCATTGCCGTCAAACAAGACGAGCGAGAAAGGAATGTAACAGTAAGCCTCGCGCACCTTACACCAATTAAAGTTATCCTTTTCGTTCGTTTCGTCCGTTGCGTCAGCGAAGGGGTTGAGGCGAGGGTCTATCATCATCTCCATAGTGAGGCGAATATAAGAGCGCATCACATCTTCTGATACTTGATTTTGGGCCGCAGGGCAGTACACACGAGGGAAACGCATTAGCACTTCGTCCGACGTACCCGATAGGTCGTTGAAGGCACGCGTAATGACGTTTTCGCTTGTGTTTGCTTCGACATAGGCATAATGGGCGTCTCTCCCCAAAGGCGATTGTTGCCCATTGAGCGTGAGGTTATTGCGCGGCCAGCAATTCGTTAAGGCCAGCCACGCAAGGCCCTCACACGCTCCGCCCCCCGTACCCGTCTTCACCATTTTGAAGAAATGCGCATCGGGGTGCTTTTGCGTAAGGCCAGTGGCAGCACTATCAGAGGCAGAATGGAAGAAACGACTTATCTCGTACGTTTTGAACCCAGGGCCAAACATGTTAAACACGCTGCCCACCTCTGTCAGTCGGTCTTGTTTTATGGTCACGCTGTTGTCGGATAGGAGGTCGCCACCCGTGTAGGGCGAGAACTTAACGACGGCCGCTTGCGCCAACTTATCTACCGACAGCGTTTGCTCCGTAGCGTCCCACGTGATTTCTTCTACCTTGGGTGGATTATTGCGCAGCGCATTCAAGTCGTACACCATGATCTTGCCCGCACGCTGCACGATGCGCAAGGCAAGAGGTTGCAGCACACCGTTCAACACTTCGTCAAGCGTTGAGGCTTCACCGTCCTCATCGTAGAAGTTGGCGGCATCAACGTATAGGCGTGTAAGGTCACAATGCTCCCATAGTACGTTGTCGTTCATCTCTAACGACGTAAGCACCTCTACTGGCACTGCGCTGAGGCCCACCTGTTCAAGGCAATAGTCTATGTAGTGGCGCACCGACTTAATGCCCCCCGCTTCGCCATACTTTAGGCGCTGCATGTGGCCGAAGTCAGTAAAGGTGAGTGTGACGGTGTACTCCTTCTCCGACTGGTAAGGCTCTTCATACGTTTCACAGTCGAGGCCACCCACCCAAAAGAGCGCATCGTCAAGGTAGACGTGTGCCATGACATTGCCTGGACTGATTTGGAAGAGGTCAGTAAACGTGCGGTCAGCAGGACTCACGATGTTGATCGTGAGCGTTGCGCCACAAGTGGTTTCGTACTTTTCGCGCTCCTCCCATTCTAATTCAAGTGGCGTGTCGGCATCAAACGTGAGGCTACCAACGGAAGTGAAAGGCGCATTGGCCGCTTGCCATATTTCGACCCTCCACGTTTGGCCCTTGCAGTTAACAAAACTGCCAGCGTATCTTTTGTAAAGCATGATGCTAATGTGCTAATGTGTTAATGTGTTAATGTGGGAATGTGCTAATGTGGGAATGTGCTAATGTGGGAATGTGCTAATGTGGGAATGTGCTAATGAGTGGCGCAGCCATTAGCATATTAACACATTAGCATATTAGCATATTCCCCCTATGCTCTTGAAGTAATTTTGTTTCGTTTATCGGTAATGAGTTGCAAGTCGCGTCCGCTGATGCGTCCACTCACATTCACGTCGACGCGCTGCGCACCAAAGCTGTTGCGTAAGGCCGCGAGGTTGAGGCTCGGCACCATGCTCGAAGGCGTTGTGTACTGCGGAGCTGAGGCCAAAGGCGCTTGCACCATGCGCCATAGCTGCAACTGCTGACGACGGTTGATAATCATCTCACCCGAGTTGACATTGGCCGTCAATCGGTCGCCCGAATAGCTGCCCCCAGGTATGATGCCACCATGCGCGTAGCTGCCGCTCGTGGCCGACTTGATAGAGGCTATCATCGTCAGCAACGTAGCCAATCCTGTAGCGGCAAAGGCTATCCACCCGAAGGGCGTAAGCTTACTTGCATCTTTCGAAGCCTCAGCGTAGCCCAACACCATCGTAGCAATGGCTTGTGCTATCGTACCCGCAATGTTGAGTACAGGTTCTTGCACCTGCGAGCCTAATTGCGCGATGCTGCTGCCCAACTGCTGAATGCTCTGTGCGCCCTCGCGCATCTTGCCCGTACCCTTTTCGACGCTTGTCGTGTCAAAGTCCACGGTGATAGGTTTCAACTTCAGCGACGACAACACCTTGTTAATGTCGTCCACCTGTCGTTGAGCCTCCTCCTTACTGATGAGGCCAATGTCGTAGTCGTTCTTGACGCGTGAGGCCTTCGTCTGCGCATTGGCATACGACTTGCGCTTATCGCTTACTGAGCCAGTCTGCGTGTACTGCGGTTCTACCTCCGCTTCAATCGTTAGTCGGCCGTTCGTAGCCTCATTGATTTGTGCTTGTAGCGCGTCCACCTTCGTCATGGCTGCTACTTTAGCCTCCACGGTCACGGCATTGTCGAAGTCCGTTTGAGCCGCGCGTAGTTGGTCCTGCAAAGCCTCCAGCGCAGTTTTCACCTCTGGCGCGTCAGGCTTCTCAATTCCCACCTTCACGGCCAACTCCTTGCGCTCTCCCTCCAGTCGTGTAGCCTCAGCCATCGCCTTCTTCGCTGCATCGAGGTTGTTAGTGCTTTGCGCCAGTTCCTTCTGCTTGCTAATCTCCTTGTCGTACCATTCAATGCTCTTCTCGTCGTAGGTGGGAGCGGTGTCGGTATGGGTGGAGGAGTTGTGTGTAGTGGAGCGAGTAGGCTTGTTTGTGGTCGTGGTGGCGTGCGATGGTGGCGTGTAGGCTGGCCTTTCGATAGTTTCGGCATTACCCGTTAGCGCATTATGAAGCGCAGAAGTGTAGCCACGTTTGCCCGCCATAGCGAACACGGCATTCTTTTTTTCCATCGCGTCGTTGGCGCGTCCAAGGTTGTAGTCACGATCCTTTTGCACGTTGTTCTGAAATCCCTTGGTGCGTGCGTTGGCGTTATCTATTTGTCTGTTCTCAGCTATCTGTTTTGCCGTGAGCGGTGTTCCGTCCACCTTATACGTGTCGGGGCGTGTGAGGTCGATAGCTCCCCCATGTCGTTGTTTGTTGCGCTTGTTTATATTGTTCTGATATTCGTCGATGCGGCCTTGGTCCTCATCTGCCTTTAGTTGGAACGTGATGATTTGCTTGTTTAAGTCCTTCACGATGTCGGCCGCAGCCTCAGCCCAAGCCAATTCGTCCAGTTTCTTAATATACTTATCAATCGCTTCCGCATTCTTCTCATATATCGAACCGTCCTTACTGATTTGTGCGTGATAGGAAGGAATGATACTTTGCAATCGCTTAATCGCACTCATGCGCTCCGCGTATTCCGCATTGCTGTTGTGAATAATCTGCGTAAGTGCCGCGATGCGCGCTTTCTCGTCGGCATACTTGTCGGCCGCATTCTTCTGAATGCTATTCAGCGCCTCGCGGTTCCGCTCTGCCTGAGTAGTGGCACGTCTGTTCTCCTTTAGCGCATCAGTATTGTCTTCAATGGCTTCGGTCGACTTGTCGAAGTAGCCTATCACCTTTTCCACCGCAAAGCCTAAAGCCGCAATGGCAATGCCGACACCTGTCGAAGCCAACAATCCACGGATAGCTCCTTTTGCCACGTTGGCACTCACGCCCAAGGCTACTAAAGCAC